TATCCAAGTATCATTGAACCATACTAAATCTGACCTTCTTTTTCTTTGAATATTTTTAATATCCTCTTTTGATAATTTTGGTTTGTCAAATCCTCCAGTTCTAGCAATACTGTCTTGTTGTTGCAGTGCATATTTAATAACTTCATCACAAAAGCGTGGTGTTAAGGCAGATTTAAAATACCAATAATAATTAGATAAATTCATGGGTAATTGTTAAAATAGAGTTAAGAGAATCTTTTTGATCATTAGTGATGTAATACATTTGCATAGAGGGGAACATAATAAATCTATTGTTTGTTAAAGGTATATCCCAACTTCTTCCTGCTCTTCTATTATCATCATAGTGAATTCTGACACTGCAGTCTTTAACGTTGACTCCATATAATAATATATAATCAGGAGAATTTCTTAAATCAACGGGATCTATATTAAGTAAAGGAATAGAAATTTCTTTTGGTTTATAAACATTTCCCCACGTTTCTTTATTAATAATAGTAAAACCATATTCCACATTAATATGCTCACGCACATAGGTATTAAGTTTATCCCACTCCCTTGAAAAAGAAAATTCTTTATTTTTAACGTTTGAGGATAAGATGTCGGATTGAAGTTTGTCTCGGTCTATTTCAAAACCTTTCGGCATCGCTACATCGCCGTAATATAATCCTATTTCTGATAATACTTTCTTTTGCATACCAGATCCTTTTATAAAGGAAGGTATAAAAATGTCAATAGGATTAAAAAGATTTGATCTAGATCAATTATGCTGCGGGAATTTTATCCCAAGCTCCAGTGCCTTCATTCCACTCATAATGAGCACCAGCTATTTTTTCTTCATCGGTTAGATCATCTGGAGCATCACCAATTGGTGAATGCCAAGAAGCTGTTGTCGTATTTAAAACCCATGAAGGATAAGGTTTTTTACCATAGAAAATATTATTATCTTCGTCCCAAATATGCCCTATACCTGCATAGTTTCCTCTGAATGGAGTTCCACCTAATTTATGTGTTCCACCAGCTGTATTGTATGAAGTTTGAATCCACATTGGAGCAGGCCAGTTATTGTGTCGTTCTAAATACTGTTGACCTACTGTTTCATCTTCAACGCCATCGCCGTTAAGCATATCTCCATTATTCAAAGTTAATACTGCGATAACTTTTCCATTCATTCCTATTTTTGCAAAGTGTGCCATAATGTTTCTCCTTATATTATACTTAAATTAAATTGTAAATCCATATTAATTATTGAAATTTGTACCTTATTATTACTACGCCTGAACCACCAGCTCCTCCTGGAGTCGCTGTTGGGTGATTATTTCCTGAGCCACCTCCTCCTCCACCGCCACCAGTATTATCTCCGCCACTAGTTCCTGCAACACTTGGATATGTTGAACCTGTTCCTCCACCACCTGTTCCTGCTGCACCGGCACAGTTATAACCAGATCCACCTCCACCCCCACCATAAGCTGTTGGAGTACCACTAATTGAAGTTGTTGCTCCTGTTCCACCTGATCCACCTATATTGTCTGGTGCCGGAACTGGACTATTACCTCCTATTACAGTTGCTCCTCCTCCACCGCCACCACCAGAAGCATCTGGAGTATTTGGATTTAAGTTACCTTTACCCCCTGGAAAACCTTGTGCTGGACTAACTGAAGGAGTATTACCTGCTCCAAAAAATAATTGGTGACAAGGAGAATCTGCTTGACCTCCGCCACCGCCTGATCCACCTGGTTGTCCTCCGTTTGGTGCTCCTGAAGGTGTATTTCTTGAACCTCCACCTCCTCCTCCTGTAGAGGTAATTGTTGAAAAAACTGAATCACTTCCTTGAACTCCAGGAGTGGTACAAAGAGGAGAACCTGCAAAAGGACCACCTCCTCCGACTGTAATTGGATAAGGTGTGGCTGTAACTGTAATAGATGTGCCACCAGGATTTCCATCTAAAGGACTGGCTGTGTAAGGTGTTACTGGAGATTTGTATTCTCTAAAACCACCTGCTCCGCCTCCTCCACCTTCGTAATCTCCTGAAACTTGATTTCCACCACCGCCACCGCCACCCCCAGCAACTACTGCATAAGATATAAGATTATCAGCTGCTGTAGATCCAATTGAACAAACTGTAAAAGTTCCTGGTCCTGTAAATGTTGCAATTTTGCAATTTCCAGAAGTTGTTAATGTATTACAAGCTCCTGAAACAGTGGCTACTATATAAGTAGCTCCTGAAAATGTAGAGCTATCATCTTGTGTTGCTACCCAACCTTGAGTGGCGTCTACATAAACTAAAAATATTGCAGCACCTGCAGTACTTATGGTTACATCTGCTGCATCTGCTCCATTAATTTTTGAACCCCCTCTACCAATTGTTAAATTAGCAGTTGCAAAATTTCCATTATAATCTTTTAAACCCACTATATCTCCTGCACTAGGAGAAGTAGGTAATGTTAAAGTAAATGCTCCACTGTCTGCTGTATCACAAAAATATCCATTTCCTGATACTGCTGTAAATCCTGTTGTTTTAACTGTTGTATCCCAATCTACGGTTCCTGTTCTTCCAAATCCTGTTTGTGTTCCATTGTTGGTAATTGTTACACCACTAGGAACGGTGAATGTATCTCCACTATCTCCTAATGTAACAGTTCCACATGCTGTTCTTGGACTAATTTTATTTACTTTTACTTCACTCATTATTGAAATTTGTACCTTATTACTACTATTCCTGAACCACCACTACCTTGTATACCGGAAGACTTGGCACCTCCACCTCCACCACCAGTATTAGTATCACCATTTACATTGGGAGTTGTTGCAAGCGGACCATTACCTCCATATCCGCCAGTACCACAAGGACTCTGCGCTCCACATGCACTCCCTGCTCCTCCAGCATAAGCTGTTGGGGTATTTGTAATTTCTGTTGTTGCTCCTGCACCGCCTCTTGCTCCTCCACTTGCACCTGCTGAACCTTGTACTCCTGCTTCTGTAGCTCCACCTCCACCTCCACCACCTGAATCAGGAGAACCTGATGTATTTTTTCCTCCAGGTTGACCTTGAGGAGGACTAACGGGAGGAGTATTACCTGCTCCTGCACAATTACAAGTACCAGCACCTCCTGAAGCACCTCCACCTGAACCGCCATCGTTTCCCTGTACTAAAGTAGGATTTCCAGCGCCACCACCACCTCCACCACCTGCTGATGATATACCTAAACCACTTGAAACTTCTCCTGGAGTACCTCCTGGACTTGGGGGAGGAGGTGGACCATAAGCTCCACCACCACCCACTACTATTGGATAGCCTTGGGCTGTTAATGTAATAGCGCCACACGCTGCTTTTAAAGGACTAGCTGTATATGGACCGGAAACCGCAGGGGTGTATGATTCTCTAAAACCTCCAGCTCCTCCAGCTCCTCCATTATCAGCCCCACAATTTTGATAACCACCTCCACCGCCTGCTACTACTAAATAATCTGCTTTGTTATTTCCGCACGCAGTTCCTGCACAAGAAACAGTAAAAGTTCCTGGGCCTACAAATTTAGCCACTTTATAATTCGTATCAACTGTTGTTAAAGTATTACAAGCACCACTAACTGTAGCTATCACATAATCAGACTGACCTATTATGGAAGCTGATGTCTCTTGAGTATTAATCCAACCTTCGGTGTCATCTACAAAAACAAAAGTAGCTGATTGACCATTCGTATCTAATTTTGCATCATTATCAGATCCTCCAATAGGTTTACTATTTCTTCCTATTGTTAAATTATATGTAGCAAAAGTTCTTGTGTAGTCTGCAACGGCTACAATATCTCCTGCACTAGGGGATGTTGGAAGAGTTACTGTAAACGCTCCTCCTGAAGTATCACAAAAATAACCTGTACCTGAAACAGCATTAGCTGGGTCAGCTGTAATTTTTGTGGTATTCCAATCTACTGTTCCTGTTCTACCAAAACCTGTTTGAGTTGCACCGCATGCTAAAGCTACTGTATCTGAACTTGCACCAATTGTAATTGTTGTTGAACACTTATTAATTATATTAGTGCCTGGTTGATTTTGTACGTTGTCTACTTTAATTGTTGAAGCCATAATTTTATATTACCATCATCCTATTGAAATTTGTACCTTATTATTACTATACCTGAACCACCTGTTCCTCCACCATATGGGCCGCAAGAGCTGCCTGCACCCCCACTTCCACCGCCGCCACCACCTGTATTAATGGTTCCTGCCGCTGCTGGATTTGGACTACCTAATTTACTACCATCTGCACCGCCACCAAGTCCACCTACACCTAGAGTTCCTGGTCCATCAGTTGCACCGCCGCCACCACCAGAAAAATAATAATCTGATCCACTACTTTCTCCTGTAGTTCCAAAACCTCTAACACCAGCTCCAGCTCCACCTGTACCGGTAGGGTTACCAGGGGATCCTGCT